CACCGCGCAAGCGGTTTTTTTATTTGTGCGGCACAGCTACATCTCAATGGTGGGCTGTGTGGGGGCATCGAGAGATGCGCCGGGTCCTTTTAGCCGGTTACGCCAACCCTGCACAGTTCACCACCAGCATGATTGGCGTCATAGGTGGTGATTAACCAAACTAAAAGGTGATCGCTATGTCTGCACAAACTTCCCCGACCGTATTCTCTTTTGAATCATCCGTTAAAATTCGCATGGTACTAATCGACCAGCGACCATACTTCGTTGCGCAAGATGTGTGTTCCGCGCTTGACATAAAAGCTGTTGATGTTGCCCTGAGAAAATTAGATTCAGATGAAAAGGGTACGTACTCAATACGCACCCCTGGAGGATTCCAGTCTCAGAGCGTAATAAGCGAATCAGGCTTATACACAATAATGCTCCGTTGCCGAAAAGCTGTTGAGCATGGGACTACGGCTTATCGATTCAGGAAATGGGTTACTGGTGAGGTCTTACCCCAGATTAGAGAAACTGGTAAGTATTCTCACCCTGAGCAAGAAACATTAGGCGACCTAGTTAACACCGCCAACACATCAATGAACGTCCGTGACGCTCGCCGTAGTAAGAAAGAGACAGACAAGAAGGCCGCCGAGCGCATTGCTGAAAAGTGCGTCCCGGTAATACTGCGTGAAAGATAAGCATTGTCAGCTTATCGAATGCATCTTCGTGCACTTCTGGGAAGAACTTGCCTTGATTGCGGAGCGAGGTTTCTTGCGTGGCTGGCAGCTCTCTTGATATTGAAATCTGAACACCGGAAGCAAGGGGTGCTTTAAGCACAACATTGCCACCTCGCGCACTGCCTGCACCTATGACTGTGTAGTCAGTGTCCACGCGAAGTATCTTTATATCCTCGCCGTCATTAGCACTGGTGAACACCACCAGATCGGCCTGTTTGAAGATGCGGAACGTATAGGGGAAAGACGTGGTAACGCCGTTACCTGTGTACTCATTGTGGTTAGTTTCGGTTGAGACTGTCATATCTCTATCACTCCAGAGAATCGGCTCGCCCGATGCGGCCGTTACGCTGGTACTATTCTATAGCCTAAATATTCCTATATGAATTAATGACTGTCTTTTGACCTAAGAAATTACCTTATTGGTAATTTATTTTTCTGGAAGATATTACGGTCTTTTGATATATGTATATATATACAGTGCTTCTATGAGGACACCACATGTCATTGCCGTATGATTACCCGCTGCAAGATGGTGACGAAGAAAGGATACACAGCCCGGATGGAGTCAGGGCGTTGATTAGCGAATCAAATTTAATGCGCCTGCTCAGGAGACTTGATAATGACGGATATGATGTTAGCGGGGCTGCTGCAGAGCTGACTGCGCTGATTAATTATGTCAGCAGCACTAACGTGTCGATGGGGGATCTGTTAACGCATCTGGATTATTGTACTTCGGTCATTAAAAACAACTTAAAATAAAACCTTATAAGATTATTTATTGCCAAATTTCATTGATTATTTTAGCGATTTGGTATATTTACTTTCCCGCACAGCTGCGCCATAGTTATTGGGCACCGGCAAAATCCGGTGCCGGGATTGGCGTCCCGAACTAACTAAAAGGCGCACACACCGCGCAAGCGGTTTTTTTATTTGTGCGGCACAGCTACATCTCAATGGTGGGCTGTGTGGGGGCATCGAGAGATGCGCCGGGTCCTTTTAGCCGGTTACGCCAACCCTGCACAGTTCACCACCAGCATGATTGGCGTCATAGGTGGTGATTAACCAAACTAAAAGGTGATCGCTATGTCTGCACAAACTTCCCCGACCGTATTCTCTTTTGAATCATCCGTTAAAATTCGCATGGTACTAATCGACCAGCGACCATACTTCGTTGCGCAAGATGTGTGTTCCGCGCTTGACATAAAAGCTGTTGATGTTGCCCTGAGAAAATTAGATTCAGATGAAAAGGGTACGTACTCAATACGCACCCCTGGAGGATTCCAGTCTCAGAGCGTAATAAGCGAATCAGGCTTATACACAATAATGCTCCGTTGCCGAAAAGCTGTTGAGCATGGGACTACGGCTTATCGATTCAGGAAATGGGTTACTGGTGAGGTCTTACCCCAGATTAGAGAAACTGGTAAGTATTCTCACCCTGAGCAAGAAACATTAGGCGACCTAGTTAACACCGCCAACACATCAATGAACGTCCGTGACGCTCGCCGTAGTAAGAAAGAGACAGACAAGAAGGCCGCCGAGCGCATTGCTGAAAAGTGCGTCCCGGTAATACTGCGTGAAA